ATGGAATCAAGACCGAGGTCTCCTACTTCGCCGAGTGGTCCGGCATCGAGGTCAAAGCCCGTCTCGATGGGATCGGCAAGGATTACATCATCGACCTCAAGACAACCCAGGACGCATCCCCCGCGGCCTTTGCCAAGTCTTGCGCTCAGTTCCGCTACCACGTTCAAGCCGCTTGGTATCAGCGCATCACCGGCATCAACCGGTTCATCTTCATCGCAGTCGAGAAGGAAGCACCCTACGGAGTCTGCTGCTACGAGCTTGATCAGCAGGCCATCGATCTTGGTAACTCCATTATCGACGAGCAGCTCCGCACGTTCATCGAATGCCAGGAACTCAACTCTTGGCCTTGTTACCCTTCAACTACCCAAACACTCTCGCTGCCCGCGTGGGCGGCTCGTCAGTCCGAATAACAAACATCAACCAACGCACAATAATATGACATTCAAAGTAGATCGCGCATCCGCAGAAGTAAAACCGTTCGCCGGCCCCGGCGAATACACCGTCACCGTCAACTCCTGTAAGGACGATGGACTCGATAAGAACGGTAACGCCGTCGCAACCCTCCGTTACAAGGGGCCAGCCGGTGAGATCATCAGTGACCGGTTCGTGTTGAAGGACACCATGATGTGGCGGCTTCAGGCCCTCATCAGTGCCACCGAAGCGAACATCGCCGATGGAGACGAGTTCGATTTTAGTGTCGGAGGGGCTTTCCTCCGGTTCCTTCAGGGATTCGTAGGTCTGTCCCTCGTGATCGTGATCGAGGAGGAACGGTACACCGACAAGTTTGGGGCGGAACAGACTGCGTTCCGAGTGCGGCGCATGAAGAAACTGCCCGTTGATCTCGACGCCATCTAATATCTAAACGAAAGCCCCCGGGAGGTGCAGCCCCCGGGGGTGATCGAGTCCCAAACAAACATAGTCGCAACGAACGCTATGCAGACCAAAGATCATCCCGAAACCAATTCGACGCAAGCATTTCTGCTTCGTCCCTACCAGCAACGAGCCGTCGAATGGGCTAAGTGTGGAGCCGATGGACTCATCATCGCTCCTGCTGGATGCGGCAAGACCGTCATCGCCTCTTCCATCATCAAGCACTTTTCTCGATGGCCCGAGTGGACCTTCGGATGGTTGGCTCCCACCCGTGAGACCTGCCAGCAAGCAATCGCTTCACTCATAGCAGTAGGAGTCGATACTTCACGGGTCGAAGTTCGTTGCCCCCATGACTCCGTAGATTTCTCCCGCAAGAACCTGATCATCGTTGACGAAGCGAAGCATAGTCCGGCGACCACCTGGCGTAAGATTATCGAGTCCTGCAAAGGACTTCGCTTTGGCTTCGATGCGACCCCTTGGTCCGATGATCCCGAGCGTAACGAGATCCTTCGCAAGCTCTTCCGCGATACCCAGTTCGAGATCCGCCGTGATGAACTGGCCGGGGTACTGGCTCATGCCAACATCTACATGCACTCTGCCACTGACCTCCATCTCCAGCAGAAGATCGATGATCAAATCGAAAGGCTGTTTGCCGATCGCAAGAGGTACATGCAAGTCAGCCAGCCCATCCTTCGAGCTATGTGCGCTTGGGAAGCACTTACCGAGATCGGTATCTGTGGGAACAGGGCCAGAAACGATATGGCGATCATGATGGCCGCATCCGGTAGTCCTAAATACCCCACGCTGGTTCTGGTTCCCCGAGTCACACTCGGAGAATATTACAACATGTCATTGAGAGGCTCCGTACTCGTTCACTCGAAGATGCCGAAGAAGCATCGCCGCGAAGCGATGGAAGAGTTCAAGGCAGGGAACATCGAAATTATGATCGCCACCTCGCTGGCCGATGAGGGACTTGACCTTCCTAACGTCCACACCCTCGTAATGGTATCTGGAGGGCGTAGCGCGCAGAAAACCATCCAGCGGGCCAGCCGTGCGCTGCGGCGGGCACCGGGTAAGGACACTGCCCTCATCCATGACTTCAAGGATACCTTCCATCCTCTGGCTCAGGCTCATTCCAAGAAACGGGTTAAGTGCTACAAGGAACTTGGATGCTCGATCCCATGAACACCGTCATCACAATCGTGTGCATGGCAGTCCTGCTGCCACTGTGCGTGATCGCTGGTATCTATGTCGGCCACTCTCTCACTATTCGGTCCCAACAAACAAAAACCAATGAACAAAACAATCGTAGCCTGTGACCCAGGCGTTAACGGCGGGTTCGCTATCCACACCAAGGACGGCATCCTTCTCTTCGCAATGCCCGAATCCTTACCGGATATGGCGCAACTCCTCAGCGGATTCAAGGTGGCGGACAGTCACCTATGGATCGAGAAGGTACCCAAGTTCGTGTCCAAGCTTACGCCCTCATCAAGCGTGGCAACTCTGCACGAGAACTACGGCATCGTCCAAGGACTGGCCTACTCTCAAGGCTACGCGCTTCACCGCGTCGAACCTAAGATCTGGCAGGATCCTCTTGGACTCGGCGGAAAGCGGTCATGCGCCAATTCCGCGGAGTGGAAGCGTAAGCTCAAGTCGAAGGCCCAGGAACTCTACCCTCACCTTGATGTGACACTTAAGAACTGCGACGCCCTGCTGGTTCTCCACTACGCACTCGGAGGTGGCCGATGAGCGACAGGATCAAGAGCATCATCGATGGTGGCACCGGCGTGTACAGCATCACCAAGAAGGAGGCTGGAGAAATCCATAAGGCGGCTAAGAAAGTTAAAAACCACGAGGTCAGTTACTGGACGAGAAATAGGAAGAAGAAGAAGGGATCGAAATGACACCAGAAAAACAACGTATTGCAATTGCGGTAGCGTGTGGGTGGACAAACGTAGCACCACTGATCGTCAAAAACGTAAAGCATGAAGGCGACGATATAACAGTTGGAATCTTCTCTGATGATGGGTGGATTCCCGACTACCTCAACGACCTCAACGCCATGCACGAGGCTGAGAAGGTGCTGACCAATGAGCAGTTGGAGGTTTATTGCAACATCCTACACAAGCCCAATCACGGCGTTTACTGGGCTATTCACGCCACCGCATCCCAACGCGCAGAGGCTTTCCTCCGCACGATTGGTAAATGGGAGGAGGCGAAATGAACGATCATATTCCTGACGCCACGAAAATGATCAGCGACACCCCCATCTCAGACAGCACTCCTCACAACGTAGGCGACTTGGCGATGGTATGCCGAAGACTGGAGCGCAAACTATCCGCAACTCGGAAATACTTGAGTCAGATTACGGAGCAAGTGAAACAACTCGAAACCGAGAACGACGCATTGAGGGCGGATCTGTTGTTGTGGCATGAGCAGGAGGTGAAGCCATGAGCAGCATGAAAGTCAGCGACTTTATCGACGAGCCGTGGCGAGACGTTGGATTGGACGCGATGAAACGAGGAGTCGAAATCTGCAATCGCAACAGCATTGAAAACCCGCAAGCCTACACGGCAATGTTAATTGGACTGTGCGACATTATTAACGAATTGAAAGCCAAGGAGGCCAAGCTGTGAGCTTTATGGGGCCTGACACAGTAGCATTCATCTACGTCCACGCATGGAACGGACTGATACGCGTGGAGAGTTTAGATACAGCTCGAAACATCGATGGTAATCCAGAGTGGAAACACGTTTCAACGATCAGCGCGCACGTTGTGCTGGAGCAAATTCTTCGAGCAAAGGGTAAAGAGCGTAACCTAATTATCAAAGGGCTACTGAACTAATATGTTCAACCACATTGGAGAACTACCAAAGCACCAGTACGTCTGGGTTCGAGACAGTTTCGTGTTGAAGGAACCTACTGGTGCAATGATTCCCGCCATCTGGTTTTCGTTGTCATCAACACCCGGTCGAGTTTGGGGATGTACCGTGATGCTCGAATCCGGTGCCATCTATCGGGGACTGCCACCTCACGCCATCGCCTTCAGTAAAAATCCCGGCGAGTGGACCATCGAACAAGCGCAGCGTTGGGATTGCTACGGATGGAAATTTTCCACCATTGAATACACGTTCCTCCGAGGCATGGACCTCGCTGTTAAGATTTGTGGCGGAGAAGTCAACGGCTCCTACATTTTCACCGCCGCTCCAGTCGATGACGGCTTCAGCGATAATCCGTCGCAAGCTAAGGAATTCACTTTCATCCGCACCTACTGCGACAACCTCACGATCCAGCCCACCGACAAGGTGCTGGTCATCGACAAATCATTCTGCACCACACCAACAACTTGGCCTACCGGGATTGTCCGGTCAGATGCTATTTTCTCCTGCGAATAATCATCAAACACCTACTAACATGAGTACCCGCATCAAAATCGAAAACCAAACCGAAGTCCCTATCCTTGTTGCTCTTTTCGAGCAGCCCAAATGCAACGATCATCCGACACGTTCGGCTGTCCTCAAACCCGGCGAGAGCTGCGACTGGGGCAGTGGCTCCGTACCGCTGGGAAACTATCAGTGCTACGCTGTAATGAGCGGCGATGCTAGTAGCCATGACGAGTGGGTGTGGCACTTCCCCGGTGTTGCCGAGGTTGTTGCACCTCTTGAGCTAGGCTTCAAGCTGTGGCATCAGGGCGACATCGACTGGGCCAATGTCAAAGCCATGTCGAGCGACGATCTAAACGCTACGTTCGGCTCCACCTACACCTCGGCCAAGTCATCCACCAAATCATGGAACGGAATGTCTTCCTGCATATTCCACATTAGGGGCGGTCCTAGTTGGGTCGAGGAGACGGAACAAGTGGGAATCTTTAGGCCGAAGACAGTGGCCTACAATGGCGTTCAATCCACGCCGATGAAGAGCGAGTAGAAGACAAAATGACGCTGCTTCAAAAATTGGGGTTGACGAAGGAGTCAATGGCGAAGATGGTGGGGCCTGTCACTCCGTTCAAAGATCCTAACCCCAGGGTCAATCGGCGGTGGGAGGCTGTTCCAACAGAGATTCGAGAGTCCATTCTCAAGGCTGACAAATCATTTACACTCAGAGAGTTGGCCAAGAAACATGGCATATCAATATCAAGCGTATGGAACATAAGGAAAAACAAAACAAACAAACAATAGAGGAAGAACGATGGAAACAGTTATGTCACGAATTGGCCGCATGCTTGGGATGCGGATGCACAACTCAAACCGGCCTGTGTGTCCAGTGCCACAAAGCCCAGAAACGGTATCGAGCAGTCCAGATACCATTGCAATAGATAAAGAACCAAAGAAGAAAAAAAGAAAGTATCTCAAACATACATACATGAAAACCAACGATTCAATCGACAAGGTAAGAGGATTCAGGGTTAAGGGACTTACCTACAAAGCTATCGGTGCAGAGTTAAACATCTCAAAGCAACGGGTGTTCCAGATCATCGCCGCCGGCAAGAAGCGGGATGCCTCGAATAACAAATGGACCGCGGGTCTCAGCTCTCGTAACGCGAACCTGATGGAGAAGCTTGGGATCAAAGACAAGGAGACCGCCATCCATGCAATCCATACCCGTGACATCGTACCGTTCAAGTGGCCGAACTTCGGTGTTCGATCCTACCACGATCTCTGCTCGTGGCTTGGTACTCTACCCGCCGATCCCGGTCTAGGCCGGCACTGCCCCCATTGCGGTAAAACCTCTAAGCAATGAGCAAGCACTCATACCCACTCGTCGAATGTATCAAGGTGGTCCAGCTTTCAGATGGACGAACCGTCCGAGTGCGGCGTGATCGAACAGACGAGAATCTAAAAACCACCTACGGAGACGGTGATATACACCTCACTTGCGTGTCACAGGCTCATGATCCCATCGAGATGATCAAGACTCTGGCCCGCTTGGAGAGCGTTCGATCCGTAGAACTGGTTGATTCAAAGGGCAATGGAATCGTAATCCACAAACAAAAATGAAAACGTCCTCAACACACGACCTCGTCAACGCGCTCAATATCCTCTCAGCCGAACTAGATACCCAAGATGGAATCCCCAATGCGCTCTGTGCAGAAGCATCCACTCGTCTCCTTGAGCTGGTCCAGCTCACGAGCGACCTCACAGCGCACATCGTCTCCAATCCTGTGCATCACGGTCGATGTAACGCCAAGACCAAGGGGAACTACTGCAATTGTATCTTGGCACGCCTCATCACCTCATGAAGACCCCAAGACAAGAGCAACCTTGGTACGAATCCCGCCTGTCAAATAACAAGAAACCCGGTCCCATCACCGATGAGGAACGAACCATCATCACCGATGAGAACCGCCGGCTCATCGAACAGTCAGCCAAGATAATCGAGTGGGGCATCGCTAAAGGCTGGATCGCTTACCCCGAACCAATAGAACGTCGCATATGGAAATTACCGCAACTCAATCAACCTCCCGGTTCGTCAATCGAACCAACCCTGGAGTAGTAGTCACAGTCCTTCATGTTGGCCAGTATCGTCTCGCAGAACTCAAAGCTCCCGTCATCATCTACCAAAGAGGCAGCAACATCTACGTTCGCCTCACCTCGGAATTCCACACCAAATTCAAACCCTATGAAGAAAGCTAAGTCCAAGTCCGCCGCCTACGCCGCCAAGCCCAGCACCAAGAAGATCGGAACCTATTCCCCCAAAACCCAAGCCATCAAACGAATGATGAAGATCGACAAGATGAAGTAGCCCCCAACGATCGGTCCCAAACAAACAACGACATGACACCGCACCAACGTGCGGCCCTTTGGCTTTCCAAGGTGCCGCCAGCCGTCTCCGGTCAGTCCGGACACTCAACTACCTACACCGCCGCCGTCGGCCTCGTACACGGCTTCCAGTTATCTGAGGCGGACTCTCTAGCCCTGCTCTCAAGCTGGAATCAATACTGCCAACCACCTTGGTCCGATCGCGAACTGACTCACAAGCTCCGCGAGGCCGCTTCCAAGTCCCACTCCAAGCCAGCCGGCCATCTCCTTCAGTCAGGGGTCTCCCCCTCAACCGCTCCCTTCGATATCACCAAGGTATCATTCAAGAGGCCGTCGCCAGCGGTTGCGCCAGATCCCCAAGCCAGCGAGTTCAAGCGGTTCCTGCAAGCCGCCTTCGCCCCCACCGAGGTGGTTTGTATCTGTGATGCGGTCGAAGAGGGTAGGCCAGTCAGTGCCGGCTCATTCATTCCAATCGAGGAATGGATCGCCCGATTCGATGATCCGGCATCCCGCATCCTGTCGCAGGAACGCGAAGGAATCTTCGTTCGCATCAATCCCTTCCGGCCCAACCTCTACAGCGGCTCCGACAACGATGTCAGCGCGTACCGCCATGTCCTGGTCGAGTTCGACGACAAGCCCAAGGCCGAACAGGAGAAGCTCTTCCGCGATTCTGGCCTACCCATCACCGTACTCATCGACTCTGGCGGCAAGTCCATCCATGCCTGGGTCCGCGTAGATGCGCCCAATCGCAAGGAATGGGACATTCGCCGGGATATCATCTACTCGTCCATCCCGGGCATCGATGCCAAGAACAAGAACCCCTCGCGCTACAGCAGGCTCCCCGGCGCATGGCGGAGTCCTACGTCCCAGCAGAAGCTGTTGGCCACTAACCTCGGCTCCGCTTCATGGGAGGACTACCTCACCTCACGCGAAACCGATGATGATCAATCCACGGTGGTCTCGATCAAGGATCTCATATCCTTCGATCCATCCAACGATCCGGACAACCTGATCGGCCAACGCTGGCTCACCCGCGGCTCCTCCATGATCGTCAGCGGTGGTACCGGTATCGGGAAGTCATCCCTGATGATGCAAATCGTCATCCAATGGGCACTCGGCAAGGATTTCTTCGGCATCGCCCCGGTGAAGCCCCTTAAGATCGGAGTCATCCAAGCCGAGAACGACAAGGGCGACCTCGCCGAGGCATTCCAAGGCGTAGGGTTCGGACTCAACCTTAGCGGGAGCGACATGAAGATGCTCCAGCAACAGCTAGAGTTTAGGACCGAGGCCGTCCGTACCGGCGACCAGTTCCTCGCCTACGCCCGCCGGTTCATTCACAAATCCAAGCTCGATGTCATCGTGGCCGATCCTTTGTTCTCCTACTTCGGCGGTGACCTTTCGGACCAGGGCGAGGTCAGCGTGTTCTTGCGTAACAAACTCCAGCCCATCCTTCAGGAAACCAAGGTCGCTTGGATCTGGATGCATCACATCTCCAAAGCCCAGCGCAAGGACGGCGAACCCATGACCACTATGGAACTCGCCCATGCCGGCTTCGGATCCTCGGAGCTTGCCAACTGGGCGCGTGAGATAGCGGTTCTGGCAGAGGTAGGCCAGTTCAAGCCTAGACGCTTCCAGCTAGCCTTCTGCAAGCGTGGAGGGCGGCTTCCCAAACCCATCATCAACCTCCAGCACGGGACCGATCGAATCAAGTGGGAGGAATACAACCCGCTGGTCATCACCGGTGCCCAGCTCAAGGAGAAGAAACCGTTCAACAACAAGGCCAAGAGGAAAGACAGTATATGAAATACCGCGATCAGTTCGGGAAGATGCCGCCGCTCAAGCATGATAAGATCACTGCTTCCAGCGAGGTGGTTATGCACATAGCCAGTGGGATATCATGCGATATCGAGCGGGCCAATAAGTTGTTCAATGAGCTTCGCAAGCGTCGGATCATCGTCTTCGACAAGCTCGACCGGACATGGCACGGCATCGACAACCGCTCCATCCGCCACACCGATTCGGACCGTATCCGGATGCTGGAGATCCGGCTGGAGACCCTCGAAAACAAGCACAAGAAGCTCCTCGCCGCCTACCGCGCCCACATCGACCTAGTTCCCAACTAGGGGTAGTCCCTAGGGGGTAGTCTATCGGCCTATGTGGCCCCCCTTTCTAAGAATTTACTCCCCCCTAGGAACGCCCCCACTAACCCCTCTCAATAGGGGTATGGTTGCTCCCCCTTAATTGCTTTGAAGGCAATGGGGGGCAACCACAGTAAACTAAACTCAACTACGAAATCGCTCATTCGCTTGGACCCCCTATTTGGAAGTTTTAATTTTCTCCTCGCCGGGGTCAGGGTACGGGGTGGTGGTTGGATGGATGGATGCGAATGCCGATTGCTGGAGCTTGGAGGGGTCTAGGAGAGCGTTTGATGCTCGGATGGAGTGTGGGGAGCGGAGAGGGGGTATCATCGCTTAGAACAGGACCGCTTGGATTGGCCTACTCGACCGCACCATGATTCCGGATTTCCCGATTCCCGATTCTGGATT